ATGCTTTTTCTAATATCCAGATACTTTGTCCAAAAAGGGTCGTCTCTAGGGTCAGGTGGATTTCCGTTTAATCTACTTTCACCACGTTGTTTTATTATGTCTAAAATGTCCTTAACATGTTTTACTTGACCATTAACACTGCTTACTTCTTCCATTATTTGTTTTGCAGTCATATCATCAAACTGTCCCAACCAAGCTTGTTGTCTTAAATTTTCAATAACACCGTTGTCAGTAATAGTGTTTTCATTGTTTTCTAGCTTACCTAAATCATCAATTAAGTCTCCTCTATTATTCTCAATAGCTATTTTAATAAGAGCGTCTTTAGTATTCTGTAGATTTTCTTTATCATACGTTACAAGTCCATCTCCTAGCTTAAATTCATGGTCTTCTTGTCCTAAAAGGGTTGCCGCATAATCAGTGAATAAATCCATTTCAAATTGTTTGTTTTTTACTTTCTGTGCATTGTTTCTATTTGTAATTAAAGTGGCTTTTTTATATTGTAATTCTTGCCACAGTTTACTGTCATCTTCATTACCTGAAGTTAACATGTTTCTTCCATCTCCTCTGTCTTCATAAAAGACGTTTTCTATTTGTGTTATACTGTCAAGAGTTGTTGCCTTGTCAGTCATGACTTTCACAGTGTTTCTTGCATACTCATTTTGTCTTGTATTAGATTTTTCTCTGTATCCGTTCTGTCCAAACACATGGTCATAAAAGTTTATATTAGTGTCTTTACTCCAAGCTTCTCCAATTACAGTGTGCTCATTCATGTCTCTTTTTAAAGCTGCGTCTGCACGTGCTGTAGCGTCCGCAGACAGTTCTGTCGCTGCAAAGCTGTTCCATGTAGAAGCAAACCCTGATGAAAAGAATTTACCATTGTCAGCTATGTTTTCAGGAACAAACTGAGACATAAAAGAGTTTAAATCTTGTTGGTCAGGATTATATTCCTGTTTTTGTTCTTTATATTTTAAATAAGCGTCAGAAGCTGCAAACTTACCTAAGTGTAATTCTTTAGTCGCTGTTGCATACATGCTTTCTAATTCAGGATATTTACCTGATTGCACTTCTTTTAAAGTATCTTCACCATGAATAGCATATAACTCTTGCATTTTCTTACCAGCTTCATCTTGTTTCTTTTCAATGTAAGAAGAACCAAATTGATTAAATGCTGGAGAAAAAGTTTTTTGTAAGGCGTTAACTACTTGTCCTAACTCTGTGTCCGCTGTTACTTTACCTGAGCCAGCAAATGTAGTGCCGAAATATTTATTAGTTACTTTAGATTCATATGCCATAATTAATTACCTAGTGTTTTTGTTGGAATTGTATATTGACCAGCTGGAGTAAAGCCTTTAAAACCACCTGACCCACCATAAGTTTGTGCCCCTGATTTTGCTACTGTGTTAATAGTAGATGGTTTATTAAAAACGGTTAGTCCTTGATTATAAGCTGCTCCATATCCTAACCCAGCCCCAGCTATGTTTAAAGCTAACGCTGAGCTTGAAGGTTCTACCACAGGCTTAATATATTTAGCACGGGTTTGCTGCATGTTTGCATACGCTTGTGTATATTGATAATTAGCTTTATACATGTCTGATAAGAAAGCATTTTGCAGTTCTACGTAGTCTGTGTCAGCTGCTCCAGCTAAATCTTGCACCACCTTAAATGGATTACCAAAACCTAAATTAAGTGCAGTGGCTTGTTTTTTGCGTAAGTCCATTTTACTTTTAAAACTTTCTAAGGCAAATTCTCTAGCGGCGTCTACTTTCTGACTTTCTATTTGTTGTATATCATTAAGGTAAGATATATTAGCGTTTTGCTCAGTAATCTTATTAGATTCTCTTTGAGCTTCTGCTACTGCTTTCTGTTGGTTATGTCCTTGAACAGCTCCTAAAACAGCTATTGCTAATTGAGCTTCAGCTACGCCACACATATTATCTCCTTCATCATTAAATAGAATGGCATTTTACCTTTGCCATGTTGTTCCTCTCGTCTTATTGTTTTAAATCCTAAATGTTTAAGCCACTTAATAGACTTATCATTTCTGACATCTACATAGTTAAATAAATATTTATAACCTTTTCCCATTTGTGCCACCCATTCAGGTGATTGTTTTATAAATTCTTTCTTGTAATTAAATAACTCATCACTAGATAGTAACCAAGCTACACCATAGTCACGGTCTAACGTTGGAACACTACCAAACATGCCTACAACATATTCTTCTTCTGTTCCTATGACACTCCATGTTCTATGTCCTTTTTCTTGGAAAGGTGTCATAAGAGCCTCAGCAGCCCCTATGTTATCTGATGCTTTGATTTCATCTCTGTCTGCTTGCCTCATCTTAGGTGCAAGAAACGCTATGTCTGCTGATATTGCCCGCCTCACATGTGCCATCTATATTCTCCTAGAACGTCTGTGGTAGTAACCTTCCACTTCAGCACTAGGAATAAACATAGGTAAGTGTGAGCTACTCTTTATATCTAATGTAAATAATGTATTTCTACTTTGTACAGGAACAATAATAGTACCTGACGAAATCGCTGGGTTATCCACTGCTCCTGATAAACCAATAATATAACCATTCATAAATGTGGTATATGTATCTCTATTCTCAGGTGTTACTTCTACTTGGAAGAATCCACTGTTTTCATAGTCAAATGATATAGTACGTATCTGATATCTACCTGAAGTAACAGCTATAGCCCCTTGTCCTGAAGATTCTCTTACGTACTGTGGTGACAGTGTATATTTAGATTCATAAGGCACGCCTATAATTAAACTAGTGTGGTCTCCTTGTATTGTATATGTTGAACCTGTGGTATTCGTGGCTGTGTAGTTAGCTCCTGTAGAAGCGTTTACAGCTATTAATCCTGTCTTAGCTCCATATGGGCTAGTAAATGTAGTAAGGTCAGTAACTGAATCATAAGTACCAGTTGCTGTTGTTTTAAGGTCTACATATACATTATGACCTATGGTTGAATCTGCTAAGTCTTGTAAGTCAATACGTAGTAACTTTGTGTCTGTTCCTTCAGCTACAAATAGGTATACAAAACTACGGTCTATCATTCCACCTATTATTTTAACATTGTCTAGTTGCCATTTAGACCACGCTGTTTGTACTTTCTCCCCTCTATCAAAGAAGTATTTGTACATATACATTGTGTTGGCATTGGTAGGTGATACAGCTGTTCCTGTAGTGTATGGTGCTGTCTGAGTGTCAGCTGTATCTGAACACAGCACTATCAAAGAATCTTCTGTTGTGTTACTTAATATTGAATAAGCGTTGTCAGGTATCAAAGTTTGTACCGCAACAGTAACATCTAAACCGTCATTAGTTAATGTATCATTGTCTGAATAATATTCTCTTACTGCTGTGTTTGCATTACGTACTTGTGAGAAGTAAGCATATCTACCTGAAGATACAGGTGTTACATTGGCATTGTGTGAGAATGTTGATACTTCATTCAACACAGCTGAGGTCGGGGTAATTGTCTCAGCTGCTGAAGCGAGTTTATACTGTGATGTGTCGGAGAATAACAGTAAGGTCTCGTTGAATGATATTGAATTTCTTAATACGTTTACAGTTGTACCTGAAGCTGCAACATCTATAACATCTGTATCTAATACTTGTGTTACTGTAGTTGCAAAGAAATTAAAGTAATCAGCATTACCTGATAATACTAAGTTCTCTCCAGCTAATATACCTAGTCTATTTTTATAGAATGTAAGGTTCTGTATTGTTTGTCCTACAAACGTAGGGTCAGGGTTTGTTGTTTCATCCCCAGCGTCTCTTTCTGTATAGCTTTGTTTAGCAAAAGTAAATGTACCATCATTATTATTAATAAGAGCATGTGGCATTGTAGCGTCGTTTAGCCCTCTATTTGTGTTAGGTGCTATACACTCTTCCCACACACCATTGCCTACATAGTTAACATAGTAATCTGAGGTAGTATCACCAGCGTCACCTGTTACTTTAATCTTATCATTTAACTTTGCATAATAAGGTAGCTTAGTGAAATCTTGTATTTCATCTTTAACAGCATACAGCTCACTGTTACCAGCACCATCATGTGTCTCTACTGTGTAGTTAGCGTTTTGGTCTTTTACATAACCACGTAGTGAAGACTGGTGTTCTGTAAATGAAAACTCTGTTCTTAAAGTTGAATATGTGCTTAAGCCTTGTGTTGTAGTTAGTGTTGCCCCTGTGTCTTCTCTAGTTAATTTAAACTCTATACTAGAAGAAGAGTCCCAATAAGTACTGCTTGTACCATATCTAAAGATATCTATTAGCTTTGCTGTGTCTCTAAACTGTGTGTCATGGTTAGCATCACTGCCATCAGGCATTTGTATAATTGCATTAATACCATAAGGTAAGTCAGGGTGAGTAAGGTGTATTGCATACTCTCTACCAAAGTTAGTTACCTTAAACACTACATAAAAGTATTCGTTTTTATCTGATGTAGTTGTGCCATTTTGTGCTGGTGTTATAGATTTGTTAGATACAAAAGTATAGTCAGCAATGTTGACCATCTTGAGGTCATCTTTAGGATTGGTGGTGGTAAGATAAGATGTACCATCAGGATAGCTTACAGTCTTCTCATTACCTTGTAAGTCAAAAACTTTTACCCCACCGTTGTAAAATGCAACAATGTACTTATTGTTCTCATCTCTTTGTATGCTCCATATCTTTGTAGTGTTAGGAAACACGTTTGTAGCATCTAGTGTAGCTATGTATTCTGATGGTGGGCGTTTGCCTAAGCCTTTGATTATATTGTTTTGACAATTAATCTGTTCTTCACCTTGATTAATACCACGTTGGGTAGGTGTTTGTTGGCTTATACCATTCAGAAAGTTAGGTATCGACTGAGAAACTACTGCCATTAATAAGTCCTTCTAGGTGGTCTGTTAATTATAGAATATGTATTTGCATCACCTTCTAGTATGTTTACATCTTCACTTCTAGAATCAGATTGCTTAAAGTTATTGTAAGCTTCCTGTTCATCTATGCTCATTAACTCAGATAAACCAGCATCACCAATAAATCTAGCTGCAAAACGTCTAGCTGCTTTTACTGTAATGTAGCGTCTAGCGTATTCAGGTAGTTGTTCAAATTGTTGTATCAATACAACATCTAATGGTGGGACGATTGTAAAAACGTCTGTGTGGTTATCTAGGTCATACATTTTACCATCACGTATAACTACGTTTTGATATCTGTGTGTTGCATGAGCGTCAGCTTGGACGCAGTTGGAAGGTAATGGAATCTTACTATCATCATCTATTGAGTAAGTTACATTGTATTCTGTGTTAAAGTTCCAGCCTTCACTTTGTACAGAAAGGCTAGTTTCATCTAAGATATTTATAGCGACAGATACATCTACGTTTGTTACGCCGCTAATTGAGTTAACAGGTGCTTCTCCAATAGCAGAGAGCATGGTGTTGATAGCTTGTAACTCGGTAGTTGGTGTTATTTGTGTTGCCATAATTTCCTCAGTAAAGAGGGGACAGCATAAGCCATCCCCTCAAGGTTAAGTATAAGAAACGATTAAGCTTCTTTAATACCTACAGCTGCTTCAGGTCTGAGCACGCCGTGACCCATAGCATATTTAGCTACCATCAATGTACCTTGACGTCTTATGTCATATTCCATTTCAGTTGCTAAGTCCATGAGCTTAACAGTACCAGCTGCTGAAGGGTGACAAACTAGAGCAACATAGTTAGCTAAGTTAACTTGTTGTGGGTTTGAACCACCAGCTGTAGCAGAACCGCCATCAACGTTTGTTGAAGCTGAGAAGTCTGAAGCCACAAAGTGTGGTGTTGGTACTAATTCAATACCAGCAATCTTCAATACTCTACCTTCAGCAATAGAACCTTGACCACTAAAGTCAAC